GTAGCGTTTACGAACTGAAACTATACTGTTTCGTCCACAAAGGAGTGGTCTTTGAAAATTATGCCTCGAACGAAATTGAAGTCGAGGAAGCAAAAGCCTCGCGCACGTGCGCCCACCAAGAATCGGCCACGCCCGCAGAAGAACGCAAGCACGAGTATAGTGCGTGGGTTGACTGGTATAGCCAATCAATTCATGCCGGGAGCTGGGACTCTATTGGGAGCCGGCGCTCGTTATCTCGGGTTTGGCGCATATTCCACAGCAGAAGCTGAGTCGTTGTTGGCATCGAAAGTGCCCACTATGCATGCCACGTTGGATAGGGGAGTTCGCATCTCACATCATGAGTATCTCGGCGACGTTAAAAGCGCCACCGATTTCTCAGTTTTGAAGTACCCTATTAACCCTGGTATGCCAGTTACGTTTCCATGGCTGTCTAGTGTTGCTCAAGCCTTCCAAGAGTATGAGTTGAATGGAATGGTCTTTTATTTCAAGGCAACCTCAGCCAATGCCTTATCAAGTACCAACACGGCCCTAGGTCAAATTATAGGTGCCGTTCAGTATAATCCATATTTGTCTGACCCAACGAGTAAAGTCATCATGCTAGGTCTCGCTGGTGCCAGTGATGGGAAACCGTCTGAGTCCAATGTGTACCCTGTTGAGTGTAAAGCGGACATGACGTTGATGCGGTCGAAGTTGATTCGTGTCGATACTGTTACTGATGATTTGGCTAAGTATGATCATGGTAATTTCTTCCTTGGGGCGAATGGCTCGCAGGCTGTCGCCACTGTGGGAGAGATTCATGTGGTGTATGATATACTATTAAAGAAACCCAAGCTGTGGTCTATGAATACTACCGGATGGACGGCGAGATATCACGGGTCAGGCGTGAGTTCGTCAAACCCGATCGGCACAACTGTCACTAAGATGTATGACAATATGGGCCTGTCGGTGTCGAGTTATAGCGTGAGTATTCCCGCGCATTTGGCGGTGGCGGGAACGAAGTACCGATTCACTATGCATTGGACGTCTGGAAGTACCGCGAGCATAGTGTATCCGTCACTCACTGTGTCGAACTTAACGTTGAGCCAAATATACTACGTAAGTGGAACTGGCCCGATATCCTCGATTACGTCACCACCTAACGGCACCACTACATCTAGCGCACACATTGAGTGGGCGTTTACTGTTGATGTGGGTGCCGTCCCGGTTGTTATTAGTATTGGATCTTGCACTATACCTGGGTCGGCTGACAGTTGGATGTCGCTGACTGAGGTTTTGTGAGCGAGGAGGCTCAACCCATGTGGTCGCCACGGGTGCTATTGCACCTGCCAGATAATAAGCTGGCTGTATCCCAGAGCGTGGGGGAGTAGTGTGGTCTAACCAAAGGAACCCGCTAAAGCAATCCTACATCTACATAGAATCGGGGATGCCCAACGCTGACATGTCGGAAATGTGGTAATGCGCATTGTCCATCTCAGGAGTGTAGACCCTTAGACAAGGTCTAGCTTTGTGGGCTAACCCAACACGCCTACCCTCAACCAACGCAGAGTAGAGACCGGGGATAACAACGGTTGTCTAAACGGCGTTGGTACATTCCACGCATTTAAGAACCCTTCTTGAAGGTGATCAAGTCTTCCAAGCTCTGATGGGGTGGCTAAAACTTGGCGCCGGTGGACGTTTCCACCATGCGGATAACCCTTTTGCACTTACCATGGCCACAACACAATGAATACCGTCTTTTCTTGTGGTCATTTTGTCGATGGTGAGCTCAAGATACCGATTGGCGCAGCGGGGCGGCCAATACCGGTCTATGTTTATTCGCAGGGTGCGTGTCCAATGTGTGCCGCAAGGGCGCAATTTGCACGTGCTTATCCTCCAGCAGTCACTTTATTTGGCGTTGATGGTACGCACAATGACGTGTCTGCGAATGGCGATGACTCCAAGGGGGCTGCTGGTGTATCACAGTTATGTTGTGGTTGCATGGGTACCAGTGGTGGAGGCGTTGTGTCGTACTCGGTTAATCGTCGTGGAAGTTTAATGAGTACTCCGCCCAGTGAGATGGGCGTGCCAAGTCGTGATGTCATGTTAGCTCTGCGTGACTTCATGCCCCCCGGACGAATATGTTACGGTGTACCCACACCATTGCGGATTGACGATGGTGTTGAGGTGGTCGAGTTGCCGCCAATTGTAGAACCGGATGAGGTCGACGCTCAAGTTATCCATGACCTCCCAGTTGTACCAGCGGCTCCCGATCTTGATGTTCCGGCAGCTGAGGCACAGATGCTCGCGGAGCATGCAGCGCATTTGATTCGTAACGTACGTCCGACAGAAGATGAGAGTAAGACAGACCCCGATCGTTATGTCTGTCCGAAGGTTTTCAAGGCACAGCACCGTGTACCATGGTATAGGAGATGGTTCAATAAGTGTTGTGGGTGTGTGTTGTCAAAGGTCCCGAGTACTAGGAGATATAACCTGGTTGGGTTCGAGGACTTTGTGGAGGGAGACAACCGGTTGACAGCCGGGTTGTCGCACACTATGCTTCGATCGAATCCACGATTGGCGTTGTATTCAGTTGTGAATTACGACCAATATGATGAGGAGATGGGCCTTGTCAATGTGGATCCAGTGACTTTCGCAAAGAGCTCCCGGGTTGAACCAAGGAATATAAAGATCCCGGTGGTTGTGTTACAAGATTTGATGGCGAAGCATGCCACCGATAGTATAACACCTGCGTTATTGTCACAAGTCTTTGACAGTTTGATACGTGTTGTGAACGTACCGTTTAATTGTGATCTTGAGTTGAAGATAAATTTTACGATGTTCTGTCAGGACTTTGTCATGTGGTTGCGTGATTATCGAAGCGCCATTGGATTCCAAAATTTTCAGCCGTCCCATTTGACGTGAGCACCCAAATTCGGTGTTACCCTGGTTATCAGCGCGCTGATGCACCCTTGAAACCATTAGGCCCTGTCAAGGCGAGCTTGAAGGTTAGGTATTCGCGAAATGCCAAGGTGCGTCGGCTTGACTATGTCGGGGCGTCACTGGATTTTCACGTCGATGGGGTGGTATTGCCAGCCCCAGACCCTGACTCGGTGGACAATTTGATCGGGGGTGTTTGCAAACGTATAGGTTGCAGAACACCAGAGATTGATCCTGTCCTACTGGGGGAGTTTACAGAGTTTGTGCAAGGCTGGTTGAGACAAAACTTACATCCACTCGAGTATGATGCCGACGTATCAGTAGAGTCGTGGCTCGCTGGTTCGTCTTATCCTGAGTGGAGAAAGCGCCAACTCATGAAGTGTTGGTGCGACCACGATAAGTCCATACCTACAAATCATGCCCAGCGGGTTAGGATGGCGCGGTGTCTCTCCTTTATAAAGCGTGAGTGGTACGATAAATACAAAGAGGCGCGTTGTATCAATAGTAGGACAGACTGGTACAAGAACTGTACCGGGCCCTACATTCATGCGATAGAGGAGGTTGTTTACCGTCTAATACCCGCATTCATTAAACACATTCCCGTGTTGGACCGACCCAAACTACTGTTAGAGCTTTTCGGAGAAGGGTGTACTGTCTTTACTTCTGACCACACCAGCTTCGAGGCACACTTGTCCTCAATTTTCCAACGTGCTTGTGAAATTCAGTTGTACCGCTATATGCTGCAGAACGTGTTTCGCGGCGAAATGGTGGTCGACTTGTTAGAGCGCGCTCAGTGTGGGATAAATAGATGTAGTTTCTTCAGTCGGACCAGTCCAATCGATGTTTCGGTGTCGGGCACCCGAATGTCTGGTGATATGTGCACTTCATTGGGCAATGGGTTCTCAAACCTCATGTTAATGTTGTTTTGTTGTAGTAAGGTTGGGTCACAATGCAAAGGCTTCGTCGAAGGAGACGATGGGATCTTTGCTGTTAAGGGGCCCATTCCGCAGCCAGAGTTGTTTGCGAGACTCGGGTTCAACATAAAAATGAGGGTGGATCCAGAGCCTGCTTCAGCCGACTTCTGTGGCAACGTCTTTGATTCCGTTGAGTTGGTCAACGTGCCAGACGTGCTTAAGATGTTGGTAAAATTTGGGTGGTCAATGTCCGAATTCCGTTTCGGTACCCGTGAACAAAGGTCGGCGCTGTTACGTGCAAAGGCACAAAGCGCTCTGTCCTCATGGGCTGGCTGCCCAGTACTGCAGGAGCTCGCCTTGTCGTTGATGAGGCTGTTGGGACCAGGTCGTCTGATTTTTGATGACCGGTGGACACAAGAGCACACTGCGGCTGTCGTTTCACCTCGCCCTGTTGGTCTGCGGACGCGATCTCTGTTGGAGAAAAAGTATGGTCTGTCAGTTTTGACCCAACTTGCAATCGAGAAGCAGTTCCGCGACATGGACCGGCTGGGTTCAGTTTGTTTGACCGGTGTTGACTTTCCGGCGCCATGGTGTAAGGAATTTAACCGTGTAGTCGTGCATTGTGCGCGTGCGCTGAGATATAATCGACGTCAGCAACGGTGTTATTAGTCATTCAATGTCTGTGTTAAACTCACGTTGTCTTGTGAGCGTGTGAATCTGACGATTGTACAGTCAGTACCCGTAGGTGGAGG